CAAACGTCTGTGTTATTTGTTGTACTACCTTCTCCCTTTAAATCTAATACCAATTGATTTAATGCGGATTGTTGTGTTGCTCCTGTGATACCTGCTGCATCTATGAATGCTTGTGCGTCTGCATCGTTGCCCTCACCTGAATTTAAGAATGTAGTTGGGAATAGCATTAACTAAACGCTAAATTTATATTCCCTTGTAATGTAGCATTATCTTTCACTACAAATGCAATTATATCAACAGCATCTGCATCTGTACTTAATGTTGGAGCAGCTCCTCCCGCCCATTCAAAAGCAGCGTTCCAAGTTATTGTTCTACTTCCTGTACCATCTTGTATAACATAAAGTATATATGTTCCGTTACTCAAGTTTGTAGGTGCATTAAATGTTCTGTTATCAGTTAGAGTTACGCTTGCTATTTTACCTTGAGAGCCATCCCAATCTATATTTTCAGCATCTGTTAGTGTCTGTACTCCCGCCCCATTTTGAGACTTATTAAGAACTGCTGCGGGTGTATCAGTAACATCCCAAACTCTTCCTTCAAAATTATAAAATACAAGTGAACCAGAAACTGTGTTGTTGTCTAACTCTACTATCTTTTCATTGCAAATAATAACCGTATCTCCTTCAGTCCTCCTTGTTAATGAAACAAGGTCGCTGGACTTAACTAAGATTTCCGCAGGAGTCTCGTCTACTATCTCTGAACTCTTTCCAGAGCCAGAATTAAAGAAAACTACACTACCGCTTCCTTTTGTAAGCGCATACCCAAAAGAGTTGAGTGAGATATATATTGTAGCTGAGTCGCTCGTTCTTGTTAATGAGATTATTTCGTTAGCCATTAGTATTTATTTGTTGCAAAGATAAGTATTTAAAATAATTTCACAATTAATCACTACAACTTTTGTAGTGCATAGTTAATTTTTACGGAACGTCACTTACTATGTCAGCACTTGTCATATTATTCATGACAAAAACACAATTTGCTTCTGTCCCATTGTCTTGTAAATTTGGATATGTATCACCGTCTCCCATTCTCCACCAATGTTTTGGTTCTGTTGTTAAAGTTGATAAATCAAATGGTGCTCCACTATTGTAAATATCAGATACGTTTGCACTTTGGTCTGAATCAAATAAAGCTAATTCATCAATTTTACAAGAATTACGCATATAATTACCAGTATTATATCTGCCTACTCTTAAATTTTGACCACTTAAAGATGTAGTATTCCCATAATTACCATTTGAGTTTATTGTTGTTTGCTGAACTCCATTAATAAACATTTTAAATCTTGAATAGTAATTATTAATACTACCACTTGATGAGCCTGTTGTACCACCATCATAAGTGTACATGATATGTTGCCATCCATCAGATGAGGCTACACTACCCACAGGAGATTTAAAAGTTAAGTAATTATTATTACTACCATATTTAAAATTTATTTGCCTCCTTGCTACATTATCTCCATTATAAACAAATAGTAAGTGATTACCATTTGTAACATCATTTGAGCCAAAATAAAAAACAGTTTGGTTTTGGTTGTTACTTGTTCCAGCCTTAAACCAAAAAGCTATTGACCAAGCATCAGACGAGCCGCTACCGTTTCCGCTTCTCCCCAATGTGCTATCTAATAAAGCAGCATTAGCACCTAACCAATCATTGTTGTTAAATTGCACAGATTTAGTGTTGGAAAAAGGAGGTGAAGATACTGTTAAAACTATTGTTTCACTATCTTCTCCATTGTAGTTAATTGCTTTTACTGGTATGTTGTAAGTACCTACTGATAAACCTGAGCCACCAATAATTTTTCTAACATTGCCCTCTACCGTTGTAACACCGCTAACATTCGATAAGTCCCACTCATAACCTACTCCATAATCAGCCGTTAATTCATAATTCAAAGTCTCGCCTTGAGTTAGTGATATTGCCAAAGAGCTAGTGATGCTCGGCAAGCTCCCAGTAGGCGTACCACTTGACTGAAAGATAGCGTTTAAAGCGTTACAAACTTCTGTTGAGTCGTTGCCGTAGGTATTACCGTTGTTGTCAACGAAATCTCCAAACTCGGCTTCTGTAACAATATCAATGTCTCTAGCAAGGTCGTGAATAGAAACACCCGTTGAATTAGTTGCTTGAAGCGAGTTCAAAAACTGAACACCATTTGCATCTTCTATGAATATAGCGTTTGCTGCCGAATCTTTATATACTTTTATCTGACTCATTTTATCTTAGTTGGATGTTTATATAGCTCCCTGCGTTAGTCACTGTACCATTTGTAGATAACTTAACTTGTAATTTACCTGCTCCACCTTGCGTGTTAGTATCTCCCATATAAATAGGAAAAGATATTACCCTTTGATAATCAATACCACTACCACTATCGAGTCTTTCGCTCCAAAACTTTAGAGCATATTCACCTGCGCCTTGACCTAATAAATACCTAGCCTCTAATAAGCAGTTATTTGTGCTTGGTACTACAGTAAAGTCATTCCTTACTAATATTTGACTACCTAAAGTCAATTCACTAAAATCTAAGTACCCTGTGCTTGTGTCAAGTACTTCATTTACAGAAGTAGGTTTATGTGTTTTATTAGTGAACGCTCCTAACCCATTGTTAGGTATATCTGTCCAAACATCAGCGATTAGAGAAATTGCCCCTGTAGTATCGTTATAGTCCATAAGGCCATCCTTATCAACTCTATCTGCGAGATTTAATCTACTTGCTACGGTTTCTAAGTCCTCCGATACAACTACCATTTTCCCTGTGTTTAACTTTACTTGAACATTACTAGAGGTGTCTGTTAGTGATACCACAGCTTCGGGATTTACATAAAACGTCCCCGATTTTACATCTGTTAAAGTAGCAAGACTTAATAATAATTGTATGTCAGCAAGTGAATTAGGTACGGATATGTACCGATTATTTATGTAAACAAGCCTTTCTGATGTTTTGTCAAATACGAATTGTATTTCCTTTATTTCGTATTCAGCATTGTTAAATGTAATGAACTTTTCCATATATCTTGCAAAGATAAGTATTTAAAATAATTTTATAATTACTCACTACAGCTCCCATGCTTTATTTCTAAAGCCCTAACCCTCTCGTCTAATTCTTTTATCTTTTCATCAGACCTATTAAACTTTCTACTGTATCTCTCGTTGATGTAGTTAAGCTTAAAGTCTTGGTCGTGTAGCTCTTGCTCGTAGGATTTAAACCCGTAGTAAACTCCAGCAGCATAAAACACAGCAACCACTATAGCGGCTAAAAGCCCTATTGATATTTGTATCTTTTTGTCGCTTTCGGAGAAGTTCATTCTATAACCATTTCAAATTCACTTGGCAAGTGAGACAACATATCTTTTATAGTGTCTCTACTTGATGTTACATCTAACAGCCCGTCTTTATTTATGTCTGTATGAGTCTTACCGCATAGAATACATCCTTCTATTTGTGTTACATAGTTTCCAGCGTGGAGCAAAATCCAGCTTCTGTTAGGTACATCTTTAACCCAAAAACAAAGACCAAATTTAGGAGATTCTCTTTTAACAACAATGTATTTTCCTTTAGGTATACAGCTTATGTTTTTAGCGTTATCCTTCCAAGGCAACTCAAGTGTACAGAAAGTATATTTAACACCATTAGACTCATTGAAAATGTATCCAGTGCCTATTGTTTGCTTGTCTGAATGCTTGTAGCCTTCTATCCTCCTTATTAATAAATCCATTATGCAAAAATACAAAATTTGAAGTACTTACTCTCTCAGCCAGTCTTGAGGTATTGTCTTTTCACTCCACTTAAAGCCTTGTTTAGTAGCCCAATCCCCATAGGATGTTTTGCTACCTTTTCTTATTTTGTTTTTGGAGTTCTGAAAAATAAATCTTAAGTCTATGTTTGGGTTGTATTTCTTAACAGCAACGTACTTTCTTCTACTTTGTGAGTCCATATACCCTTTTGTTTCTATAAACATTGGAGTACCATCTTTTTTAAGTATCTTGAAGTCCGTTTTGTATTTATGCTCTATTACGTAGTCTATGTTGTCTGACTCGTATTCAAAAAGGATTTTTTTCTTTTGGAGTAGCTGTGCGGTTTGTTTTTCAAATCCGCTTCTGTATTTAGGATTTATCTTCTTTTTTTGTTGAGGGATTTTTCCTTTTGTCATAGTTGACGTAAAGGTAGTTAAATTTCCTCTATGTCTACTTGTGGTAATTCTTCTACTAACTCCATTTCAGCTTCGTAATCTTCGTGTTTGAAAATATACCAACTGCTTTTAATTTCAACAGGATTTGCCCAATTCTTAGTTACTCCCTTGTAATTTTTAGCCTTAGTGACTTTTTGGTCGTATGCTTTACATTCTTGATATGTGCCTTTATAATACATTATGCGTAGATTGAGTAATATGTGTTTTGGTTAGTTTCAATTCCTGCTCTATTACTACTTTGGTCGCTGTCCCAAAAAATCAACTCTTGATACTTACCCTGAAATCCGAAATTATTAGAGGGTACAAAATAGTTGAATAGGTGTAAATCCGCAGTTGAGTCTGCTGTTGACGCTGCGAATGTTCTTGTATTACTAGCTAAATCACCACCACCATTTACATTAGCTATAACCCTGTCTGCTGCGGTTGCATTATCTGCGTCAAATCGCAAAGAAACCAACTCATAACTATTTGATGTAGCTGCCCATTTATTCTCATTCCTTTGAGCTGATGAAACACCATTCCTTGTGAATTGCCTTAACTCTGATGCATTTTGGGATAAATCCGCACCACTATTGGTAGAGCTTGAATTATTTGTTAGCCATATAAATTCTAATTGTGTTTCATCACCAGATGTTTCTATTACATTTGAATTAAATGACACTGTGCCATCGTGCAAGAATTTAAAATATGCGGTTGATGAGGGGACTGTCATTAATGATGTGCCTAATCCTAATATTGAAAGCTTAGTTCCCGCTAACTCTACTGAACCGCTGCTAACTACTTGTGGCTGATTTGCCGTTGTTGCTTGAATAAAATCTTTGCTATTTCCGCTTTGGTCGTACCAAGTAGTAACAAATCCATTTGCTGTAGGGTTATTACCATTGTCAGTAACAAAGTTTTCTAAGGCTGTTACATCTAAATCACCGTTTGCATCAAAGCCTATATCTTGTTCTGTATCGCCTACATCTTCCCTAACCCTAATTAAAGCTCCTGAGTAAGTTGAAGATAACCGCCTTACAGAATAAGCTGCTGCTGCGTTTGGATAGTCGTCTAATAAACCTGTGAATGATGCTCCACTAACTGGAATTATACC